TTTTATCTTAGAATTGTAAATTAGAATTTTCTAGTTTTGCCATTACATCAGAACGATAAGCTTCGTCCCTGTCATAGCGTGGATCATTCATAGCTTGTACAAGTTCAGCTTGACTGCGGAATGATTTATCAGCAGAAGCAGCAGGTGCTTTACCAGTTAGGAGGTTTCCATCCTTACCGTTAGCATCAGTATATTGAGATACCAAGGATTTAACAGCAAAGTAAACAGCAGCAGGATTACCACCATCCATGATGGAGTCATACATCCTGATTTCTTCAGCTTCAAGATTAGATGATGCCCAAGTAATCATTGACTTATATCCCTCAGCACCACCAGCTAGATCCTGCAAATACTCAATGTCTTCTTGTGTAATCGTAGGTGACTCTTCAGTTTCCTCTACTTGTTCTTCTACCTGTTCCTTTACCTCAGCCTCCGTACCAGCTTCAGGTTCTTCTGTTTCTTCTACTGGTTCAGGCTCAGGCTCACGTTGACTAAACTTTTGTTGTAGTTCAAGGTATGCCTTTTCTAGATCATTAGCAGATTTATATTTACCAGCAAAAAGCTGATTCTGTTCAGCTTCCATCTGCTCACCTACTGCAAGTGCTTCCTGTTCGGCAGCATTCAATTCAGTAGATTCTGGTTCTTGGTATGAAAGTGTTTCGCTCATTGTGGTTGTTGTTGTTGTGCTGCCATTGCTTCACGTTGTTGATCAACTTGAGCAAACCGGCTTGCTTGTTGTGCAAGCGCCATCTCTTGTTCTTGCACTTGTTGTTGTTGACGTTCCTGTTGGATCTCCTCCATGCTTCGCACAAGGTTCAGTACATCGATACCTTGTGAAGCAGCAAGACGTTTGATTACTTCTTCAGGGTTAATAAAGTTAAGGATTGCCTCTGGCCCCATTGTCTGTGCAATGGTTTGCATAAACATCTGTAGGCTTTCACGGTCCTGACCACGACCCAAAGCATTGACACCAGCAACGATGGTTGGCTTGACAATACGCTTAGGTAACTTCGGGATCTCTCCAGCCTTCTGTAATACGCTTAGCTTACGGTTTAGGTACGGTACTAGGAACTCAACAGTAAGCAGGCTGAACAAGCCTCCTAGCTGTTGCTCAAGTTCCATCTGTGTCATCCTTACTTCCTCTGCTGTAGTGCGCTCACTGTTTCGTACAGTAAGAACAAGGAACGCCTCAGATAGGCGACGTTCAAACTGTTGGATCATGTTGTAGGCAGTAGCAAAGTCAGCGGTCTTACCAACTTGTACAACCCCGATGTCATCAGGTCGGCCTGCAACAATTGCACCGTTACCAGCCTTCTCAAGTGTTGAAGGCTTTGTAGTGCTGGAAGGAGACACAAGGAATACAACCTTTGCTGCGGCTGCACTGCCTTCAATCACAGCTTGTGACAAAGCTTCCAGTGATTTCAGATCACCAAGAAACTCCTCAACACGACCACGACCATAGGCTTCATCATCAACTGAATTAAACCTAAGAGCTAACCAAGGGTTAGTTTCTAGTGGTGCCTTACCTTGTGATCCAGGTATCTCTTGGTCATATACTTCTTGATGCCAAACATACCTGTTATTGTCACGCTTGATATGTGTGTAAATATCACACGTATCATTTGGTCCTTTGTATTCATCAGTAACATGCTCCAGCTTTTGCTCCTTAATAGAGTCAGGCAACAGGTGCTTACTGATGTTTTCTTTCGTGACTATTTCAATAACATTACCGAGACCATCCCGATCAACAACAAAGCGATTGATTGGGTAAAGCTTTAGCTTTTCCTTATCCATATAGATCAACGCATTACCAGCCACTACAAGGTGCTTCAATGCTTGATGGACAATTACACGATCATCAGAAGCAGCAATGCTTTCCATCATGGTGCGTTCAATCTTTGCAAAGGACAGGTCCAGTTCAGACTTAATCCTTGGATCTAACTCACCTGACAAGATCGTAGACTCGTCAATCTGTAGCTTGAAGAAACTTGTTTGTGGTGGTAATAGTGCCAGCATCAACTTAGAAGCCAAGGTTGTAACACCCTTTGCACCAACGGATTGGTAAGGAGTTACAAGTTGCTTGTGGGATGATGTGTCAGTATCACGTTTAATAAGGTAAGGGAGTGTAAGCTCAGCCGCTTCAATCGCTTGCTGAAGGAATTGATCTCGTTCGCTACTCAAATAATCATATCTACTTTTAGCTGTCATTTGTTAATAATGTTAGGTTGTAAGATCTTTATCGTTAAGACTTTTACGGCCTTGCCTAATGTATTTATCACGGCTATCACTACTAAACTTAGCTGGCTTTGCATCTAAACTCTCACCGATTTGCTTAAGACGTTTCTTTTTACCGGGGCCACTGTTGAATTTCAAACCAGTCTTTGTCTTCAAGAGGTCACTAAAACTATCTGTCTTTAATTTGGCAGGAAATGAAGAATTAGTCTCTTTATATTTACCACCACTGGTCAACGTAAGGCGCTTAAGTGTACCATCCTTATTGGTTTTAATTTTTTTGTACTCACCGCCAATCTTAAACTTAGTAATTTTACCGCCGCCTTCTTTTAAGCCACGCTCTGCATAATCCTTTTTACGTTTTTCAGTTCTAAACGTATCACCAGTAATTTCTTCACCTTTATCATCTGTTATCCGTTTGATCTTAGGTGTTTTAAAGGTAACATTACCTTTGTCATCTACTGACTTGATAACTTTCATACCCTTAAGAGACTTAGCTGGATCATAGTTAGCGATCGTTGCATCATAATCAATAATCTTGATGTCTTTGTATGGGCTATCTTCAGTACGGTGACCAGGCATGTTGCCTATTTTAAGAATGCCACCACCTTTTTCGTCATAGGTCTTGTAAATAATCCCCGCGTCATCAGCCTCAGACGTGCCAAAATTATCCTGTGAAATTCTTTTAAGGTTTCCTACATCATCAGGGTCACGAACCTCAGAACCTGTACCAGAACCTGTACCAGTCTCAGAGCTTTCTTGTTCAACCAGACGTTGGGTTCCAGTTCCTATAGCTATCCCTTGCTCTTCTGCCTTCTGGGCAATTGTTTCAAGAGACTTACCTGTTTGTTCGGCTATTTCTTGTGCTTCATTTTTTCCAAGGGTGTCCCCTACTTCACTAAATAGACCCGAATTAGAATTAGAATTAGAATTAGAAGCTGGCTCTAGTATACGCAGCGCACCCTTACTAACTTTTTTATCTTCAACCTTAGGCGAATTAGTAGCTAGCTTTACAATTCTTTCCTCTGATAGTCCTGTATCTTTAGAAATTTGTTTGACATCATTCGGCTTGAGCTTACCTTTGTCTTCATTAATAGCTAGGATTGCTGCTGCCTTAGGTTTTGGCATTGGCTTTGGCTTTGGCTTAGAGGGAGTAGGTGTAGGTTTGGGTGTTGGCTTAGGAGCAGGGGTAGGTGTAGGTGTAGGCGTTGACTTGGCAGTCGAACTAGATTTATTATGTGCTTTCTTTTGTCTAATAAACTCAGACTTGCTAACACCTATATTTTTCTTTTGTTTGTCACTTAGCTCAGACCACGTTAAGTTAAATAGTTTTTTAGGAATTGCCATCGTTGTTATCGAGTCGGTTTACTAACCACTCCACAACAGAACGTTGACCCGAGCGGTACATGATCTTTTCAATTGTGTCGTCGGGTGAAGGAGTTACTTGTGGAAACAACTCCTCCATTTCTACAAGAACTGAACGGGCTTCCATCCCGAACACTTCAAGCATATTTAGGGAGATTGACATTACTGTGTTCAAAGAATGCAGGCATCCGTGCAGCCTTAGTAGCTACAAGTTCTGGTGCCTTGCCTTGGTACATTAGGTTGTCAGAAGAAGACAACCAGAATTGTTTGTTGAGATACCTGTCTTCACTCTTACCAAGCGGTTGCATCACCCAATTGATAGTTGCCTTGCGGAGCTTATCAAGAGAAGGACTGATGTTATACCCCAGCTCAGTATGAACCAGACTATTGGTAGCCACATGAATTTGTTCGTCACGACTAATGTCAGCAGATGTTGTCCTCATGCCAGCGTCACCTGTAAAGCGAAATAGCGGCAGCAGTACAAAGAAGATTGCACGTTCGGCCACCATTGCTTTGGTGATTGTATGATCTGGATGTTCAATCCAAGCTTGTCGTAGTTTGAATGCCTCGGCTTCAGCTTTCTCGTCAACGCCGTAAGCATTGGCAATATAACCGAGTGCAACGTCGTGGATTTCTTCGTCTTTGACGTTAGACAAAAGGAGATCACGTGCGATCTCTGGTACTTCAGTAGTGAGTGCATCTTTAATAAAGTCACCAACAGGTAATTCCATATGACGCAAAGCAAGAGCGCGGTGGATAACACCCTCCGCACCTTCTTTTACTTTACCTGCATCGACTTGGACAGGTGTCCATTTACGTTTACGATCGAGTAATTTTTGATAAGGGTTCATTCTTGGCAATCACATTGAGGTTCATTAGTTGACTCCTCAAATAGGCTGGCAAGATAATCATCAACCAGCACCTCATCTAGAGCAGCGTAGGCGCTTGACTTATCTTGCACATCACCCATTACTTGGAGTGAATAATACAAGGATGTCTGGGGCGAACGAAGCCACTCTTCAATAAACGACTCATCCATAGTGACCATGTCTGACCACCA